AAAATGCCCGCTCGCGTTATAATAAACGTTGTACCATTTATTATAAGGTATTTTCCCGTCAACATCAAATAGTACATTACCATCCTCATTTATATAAACCTCTCTATTATGAATCACTCTCGTTTCCATTTAATACTTCCTCCTGTAGCCTTTCAAAATATACAATATCTTCGTTTATTTCTCTCAAAGTTGCTAATATCAATTCCTCCGTATCTCCGCTAATATCTTCACAAAGTAAATTCAAATACACGTTTCTTTGCCTTTCCAGTTCGTTTAGTTCCCTATTGATTGCTCGAATAATTTTTAGTTGCTTATTCCTTTCCATCAAGTTTCACCTCCAAAATTTCGCAATCAGCTTTTAGCAACATCGTAACTACAGCCGCCCAAAACTCTGTAGTGGTTTCGCATCTGGTTTCCTTTTCGTTCCTGCTGTACTTAATGATAATCATAACTTCAACATCCTTTCTACTTTATCCCAAAATTTTTCAGGGATATGATTTCCAATAAAACCTACACCAGCCAACACAAGTAGCCATCCTGCAAAAATCACCATTTCAACCATTTTTATTCCCTCCTATTGATTTCTCGATAAATGATTTCAGGTCTATTAAATCGTCTATCACTGTATCTAGTACAGCTAGAGCAATACTTGCTTCGCATCCATTGAAGATTTCAAAAAATTTATTTTTGAAGTCCCCTAGTTCCTTATGGATTTCTATAGCCCTCATAAAGTCTTGTTTTTTCATTTTCTTTTCCTCCTTAAATAATTTCCACGTCTAGAATTTCAGCGGCATTTTCAAGCACTAGCTCGAACGTTTCTCCGTCCGCTTCTTCCCATTCTTTTTCAAGCCCTGCTAGCTTGCAAAGTTCTTCGCACAATTCAAAGTCCCATTCGTTACCATTTTTTATTTCTTTGGCAATCTCATAAGCACGTTTCATTTTTCGGTTCCCCTTTCTTTTACTGTACCCCTATTATACACCTTTTGCTGTACTTTGTCAAGTGGAAAATCCGGCGGGAGGGTTGAAATTTTCCACCGGATTTTCCGTATTGGTAGTTAAGGAATACTTGTACTCTTATCCAAGACCCTTGCTGACAGTAAACAGCCAGAAAGCGTGTGCGCCTTTTGTCCCCTGTGTTTTGCTATCAGTGCGGTACACAACCAGGCCAAATGAAGCGTCTTCATCATTGGCAATGATGATAGATTTACTGACGTTGCTGTAAGTTACAGGCTTGTTCATGCCAATAACGGCGACCATGCCGGGTGTGGGTATCGCCCCAAGGTTCTTTTGGGTTCCATCATCATAAAGCTCTATAAGCTCAAAATTCACTGCATTAATTCCGGGAGTAAGAATACCAGTTTCCATGGAACTTTTCAATGTATACCCAATAATCTGTTTCTGCTTTTGGGGCGGCTGAATCTCCTGATTAATGATATTGCCAATCTGATTTTCAGCTTCAATAGTATATGCCGCATTGTTAATGGCAGTGTTTGCTTTCAGCGTTCCGATAGCCAACTGGTTGTCAAAGGCAAAGCCTGCGCCAATATCCACCACAAAGGCAGGGGCAGGGGTATTGTCCTGCTTTCGGAAAAGACTCCCCTCTAGCACCATGATAGCGCCTAGCGTGCCGCCAATAATGGAGTTGGTGGGGCTGGAACTAGTACCCAGGTCAAACACACAATCCTTAATAGACACAACGTCATTTGTACCTGTGTTAGTTACGGCTTGCCCAGCGTGATTCACGGTAAATTCACACTTGCGGAATTTTGTACCCACATTCGTAGTAACGGTGTTCGAGAATTTGCAGCGTTCGAACAAAGTACCCACAAGCGCCCCATTTACAGAGGAATCAGTTACAGTGCATGTAAATTCGCACTCAATGAAGGAGTTATTTCGTGTGGTTACTCCGCCACTGGCCGCCGTAAATTTTGCACCCTTGATAATGGTTTTATTGCCCATTGTCATAGCGTTGTTGAACGTTACCCCATATGCGTTAAGAATTACCCGATTATTGCCAATTCCAATTGTTCCCTCACCGTTGTACAGGCTGCTCATAGCATAGGTGCCAGGCTCAATTGTAACCTCACTGGCCCCAAAAATATCGGACAGCAGCCACGCTATAATGTTGTCGTTGGTTTCGGCGTTGTTGTTTTCCTTTCCTCCGTACCAACTGAATTTTGGGGAAAGGGTGGTGTTGTTACCGCCAATCTTGGGGATGATATAGCGGTCAAAAATCTGTGTGTTGTCTGGTACATAGAATCCCTTGGCAAAGGTTACCGTGGTATAGTTGCTGCCGGGTGTAGCCGCGTTATACTTAATGACAGCGCCAGGCACGAACATGACAGGGCATGGAATGGTTACATTTCCGCTAATAAGGTAATTACCAGGCATGAGGGAAACCGGGGTATTTGGGTCAAGCTGTCCAAATGCCGCCGTATTATCTGTAGTCCCATCCCCTTTGAGGGTGCTTGCAGGTTCCCAAGGAATAACCAAATTTTCCAGGTTTTGGTTAGTTTTCTGTAAATTCTGGTTAGTTTGCTGTAAACCTGTTTCAAGCGCTGTAATATCGCTTTCATTTGTTTCTACTCTTTGGGTCAGGGAATCAATAGCGGCGTTTCCACTCCCCCACCTAGCCCAATAAGTTTTATTTGTTACAGCAGTACCGGCGGGGACAGGTTGACGGCTGATATACCCCACACCGCCGCTTGTAACAATGTCTAGGGCTTCATAGGCAGTTTCATTATTATATTCTCCCATAATCCGGGGAATATAACGTGCGCCCACATAAATGTTATTAGCTTGTACTGACATTTAAAATTCCTCCTTTTATTGTGTATCCCCACATATATAGTAATATACATACCCGGAACAAGTCCCGGTTGTGGGGCGTACTAGGTAAAATGGTGGTAGATACTCTGTTGCTCTGATCCATGAAGGGTTAAGCCAAACAAAAGCGCTGGTATTATTAGAAGTAAAAAACTGTGTATAAACAAATGGCTGTGGATAGAATGTATAGGGGTATTTGTATTGTGAAGCGGTAAAAGGGGAGTCACTTTTGTACATATTGCCTATGGTTGTGCTTACAGACAAGTTAGAAATTTCTACTTTTGCCCACAATTCTACAAACCCATCAGACCAATACCGGAAATTGAATATGCCGTTTGTGCCCTCATTTGTTACATATCTTTTTGTATTTTGCACTTGTGTATAATGAACGCTTGACATAGTACCGGCCCGGGTTGCGCTTGCGGTTGGGAGTGTAGCCCATGTTCCTTGATTAGCGTTTGACCACCTCAGGAAATAGGATGTACTAGAACCGCTATTTGTGGGGCTGTCCATTTTGTTACCCAGGCTATTTGTTATAGAAGTAATGTTTTTGTTTATGTTATTTATATTATTATTTACTGTTTGTAATGTTTCTGTTAGTCCTGAAATATCGTTTGTCAGTTCTTCTAGTTCGGCTGTTAGTCCGTCAATTTGTGAAATCTCGTGTGTATGTGTAGAGGGTGGGAAAGTCTGGGGTTTGCCCTCCACGCTTCCCCATGTAGTGGGGAAATTAGTGGGTTTTCCACCCACATTTTCCCAGTTAGTGGGGAAAACATTGGGCTTTCCGTCCACCTTTTCCCATGTGGTGGGGTAGGTGGATGGCTTATTCTGTACGTTGTCCCAGTCTATTGCACTAGCTTCGCCGCCTGCTCTATACGTATATGCCCAGTATTCCCCATTATCTTTACCCGGCTCTATTCCTGCCGGTACAGGTTTATTTGAGGTATACCCGCCGCCGTTATGGGTTACAACACTGAGGGCTTCATATCCTTTTGAGTTATCCCACACACCACAAAAAAGGGGCACATAGCGAAAGCCTACGTAAGTATTCAAGCTTCATCACCCCAAAAAGACTCTTTCTTATAAATTATATCCATGTTTTCACCATTTGTAAAGAAGGAATTTTCACCTTTTAAAGAAGGTATTGTAACTTGTGGAACCTTAAAGGAGTCGGGAGTGGCGAGCTTGTACGCCACTTGCGCTCCCGTTGTGGGTGTAGTTCCCGGTGCGTACACGTCCCTGTCGCTTATCCACTCTCCTGGGATTGCTTCCCCGTTGTAACTGGCGATAAAGCCCCAAGTCTTACTCCCCACCCCCGTCACAGCATCCACCATACCGCCGTAGATAGTCTCTGGTAGGGTGAGGGTGGAGGTTTCGCCTTGGTATGGTTCGTAGGGGGTGGGGGCGGAGCCTTCTTCAAGCTGTACTTCGTCATCTTGATAATGCGGGACGTTACTGGCAATCCATTTGTCATTTTCTCCCGCTGTAATACTTAACTTATTGCCTGTTGTTGATACTGCATTGGAAAAAGTTATACCTATGTACGGTTTCTCGGGTGATACGCCAAGTCTAATAATGCCAGTTGTTTTTCTAGACGCTGTATAAGTTTCCCCCGGTTTAATTCTCGTGATAAAAGTTGGATATTGCGCGATTGGGCCAACAGTTAACTGGCCGTCTTTCGCGTTTACAACTCCTGCGATTGATTCACCACCAAAAAGATTCTTCCCCCGTACATTCACGCTTACTTCATCATACCCAGAAATAGCCCTCACATTATCCGGGCTGGGTTCACCGGTTCCTGCCTGTTTGGGTAAAAATTCTATTTCTAATTTTTCCAGGTTTACGTAATTGGGAATTACTACGGGATTTCCTGAAGTTTCAAATCTTTTTGGAACACCGATAGAGCCTTTATATAGCGGACAAACGCAAACAGGCTTACCGGAATAGAGTTCTTTTAATTCTCTTAAATTTAGTAAAGCATTAAATATTGCCATAGTTTCACCACCTTAAAATTAAATGACCTGCAAGTTCTTCCCCATAGGGGACAGTATCAAACCCCAGGAAATCCCAGGAAGGGGGAATATAAGCGGCAAAATACCCGTTAGCAGTTAAGCCGAAAGAAACATAAGACACAATCCCCTTTACCATGTTTTGCAAGTTTTGGTCAATGTATGCTTGCAAACTATCAATATAAAGGTCTGCGTATTTACCGTCCCTAATATCGTTGAGTAGATTTTGCATTTGGTTAAGCTGTTTTGTAACAGTTTCTTTCAGTGTAGAAAAATCTTGCTCAACTTGTTCTTGACGCAACCCAAGTTTATCTATATTTTCTTGAAAAGATTCCTGCGTTTCAAACATTTTTACAATGTATTCCGTCAACTTGCAAAGCACCTCATAATATGACAAAGATTCATCATATACAAGGGGTAGCACCTTTTGGCACCAGAAACGAAAATCGCTACAAATGTTATAACTCATTTTATAAACCTCCCTTAATAAATCATCATAAATAAATCTTTTAAAGCATTGATTACTTGTACATCAATATTTATAATGCTGTTACGGTAACTTTGCGCAATTTCCCACGGGGTGCGGCTTCCAGTGATACCTTTTCTTTGTATCGTGTGATGTTCGGTTGTCTGAGAATTTCCTTGGCTTTTGCTGTTGGTTTTATTTGTGCCTTGATTTTGCGTGTTGCTGTTGCTAGTTGCATCCTCATTTGTACCGGTAGTTCCGTAAAATAGATTATTTTGGTTACCCTCAACTTGTGCTTGCGGGTAGTTGCTATTTAATTGCTGTGTGTTGTCCGTTGCGGTTGTTGTCGTGGTGTCTGTGCTTTCCCCGTTTACTTCTGTACTAGTGTTGTCGGCCCCTGTCAAAGTGCGCTGTAATGTTTCTGTTACGTCCATGTCGTAAGCGCTACTAAATTTGTCTGTAGTGGTCAAGTACACATCATTATAATACGGCATGATTTCATTTAAGCGCTGATTTAAATACAGTTTCCACAATCCTACTGTTTCAAAACCGATTTCGTTTGAAAAGTAATGCAATAAAATTTTATATTCCAGGGTTTCACGATAGCTTTCCAGCCACATAGGAAAATCAAAGTCAAAGATTTTAGGGGCGGCTTCCTTAATCCTGTCTGTAATTGGTTTTCCTGGTGTGCTGTTATATTCAATTATCGTCCTCAGTTGGGTTGTATACTTCGCCATCGTTTTCCCCTCCTTCCATGTTTGGTGCATTTACGGTTGTTTGTACATCAGATTTAAACCGAACATCTACATTAAGCCCAAAAATAGAGTTAATTTTTTTGCACGCTTCTTTTCTGCTGTCAAGAAAAGCGTTTCTTTGCGCTTCAACAGCACCGTAATTACTGGCTACTTCATCAGCCACTAGTCTTTCCTTTTTATCTTGGTTACTATTTTCAATTCCCAGGAAAGTTAGGTATTCATTCATTAAATCATGTTTCAGCACATTTAATTTGTCTGCCACATAAGGGGCCGTTGTGTCAAGCACGTTTATTTTAGATTCCGTCAGCATATCCGGGTCACCATAAATAAAAGGCTCGTTTCCATCGTATTGCATGAAAAGGTTTTGCATGGTAAGGCGTTGACTTTGTGGGGTTAAAATTACTTTAGGTGTTTTCTGTCCTTTAATATTTACGTCAATAGCCCTTTGAATTTCATAAAGGCGGGACGCATAAAGGCGGGTAGTCATTTCCGTTGGAGTGTGCAAGTAATTGTTCCAAATAATTACACTGTTTATCGGGCTTAACTGTGCGGTATATGTACCATTACTTGTATATACTTGCCGTACAAGTGGTATGTCATATACGTTTAATTGTCCTCCAAGGTTAGAGTTTAAAGCTAAATAACCTAGTGTTTCATCCTTGAAAAAGGTTAGTTGCCCACGCTCAAATAATGCCCTTTCGAGAAAGCGAATGTCTACAGTATCGGGCATATTAAGCCATTCAAATCGGGATAGAGCTATAGCTTTTAACCTGAAATAGAAATCATTAAATGTATAGTTGTTTAATTCTGCGCTTGCCCAAATTCTCCGGGGCATACCTGGCAGACCGGCGGGGCGCTTTTTCTTGCCCATTGTTTAACCTCCCTGCGGGGCATTATTTAGGCTATAATTTCCGATATAATCACCATGCCAAAACCTCACACCATTATTAAAAATGCTTTCGAGTTTCCGGGCTACATCGTTATTAAAATTGCCACTAATTAAAATGCCCTGCGTTTTAATGTAATTCCAAAATGGTCTACTATTTAAATAGGTCACGGGGGATTCTGTGCGTTTATGGCTATATCCGAACATATCAAAATATCCGTCTATTGCCCTTGCGTAACTCTGCCTAATGCTCATATCTTGAAAACCGAAGTCTTTAAGGCCAAACTGAAAAAGTGCGCCGTTGGCGTTTTCGCCGTGCGCCTGGGGCGGTAGGCTTTTTGTAGCGTTTTGCTTTGCCATTGTTTGGGCAATGCCTAAAATGCCACTTGCTACGCCGCCAACATTAAGAGATAACGCACTTCCCAGCACTCCTAGGCCCTGGGACATATAACCAAGGTCAACCCCGGAAAAATCCATACCAAAGGCTGAAATCGTACCCTGCTGGGCAACCCAGGCTTTATAGGCATCGGATACCCAAGAACATTGTGGGAAACCGGATAATGTCAAGCCATAGTCAACATTATTTAAAGTTCCTATTAAAGTTCCGTCCATACCATTGTAATTAGTGGGAATAATTTTTACAGTGGGGTTTATTTCCATAGAACAACGTATTTCAAATTTTACTTGCCTAGGATTTGTTGTGGGGTATAGTGGGCGGCTTGAAAACCATTCATAGTGATAATCAGCACTGTTTCCCATAAAATTTGTGACGTGTAAAAACTTATAAGGATATGTCAATAGCTTTTTGTTTTTGGGTGTGTATCCATCCAAGGTTAAACTTGTTACGTTATACGTATATACATCATCTGCCGCGCCGCTTGTAGAAGGAGAATTACTTTTACTACGTACAAAGTTAGAGGGCATTTGGAATATTGCTACAATACCATCTAATTTATTAGCTTCTGTAGCGGATGAAATAAAGTCATTTACTTCGCTTGCACTGTCAAAAGAAATAATGTTTAATCCGCTATACTGTCCGTTAAAATATCCCCCTGTTGTATCTACTAATGTACTATTCATAGTACAGGCTACACAGATTGTATAATCGTCGAATTTATCTGTTTGTTTTGCGTCATTTATAATATACTCGCCTAACTCTAATCCTTCGTCAAGAATATTGCTTCCTGGGCTGTCTGTTAATTCATGGCATCTTTCAATAAAGCACTGATGTAAGTTCCAGTTAAATTGATATGTTTGTATTACATCCAATTCAAAATTTATGCGGGTTACTCCTGGGTTTACCATTTCACATGAAGTTATAAAAGCATAGTACCATTTGCCGCTATACATATCTGTGTTTTTCATCATCAGATAGTTATAGCTATTAAAATGCTCTATTGTGTTGGGTAACAAAATGAAACCATCACTAATTTTGAACGGTGTTACATTCGTGTAATGGTCTACACTTTCGTTTGCTTTCCCCGTAAAAAATGAAGTTTGGGCATTGATACTATCAAATAAATAGGTGTCCTGGTAATTATTTGAAAGTTCAATGCCCTTTAAAGTATAAACTTCATTTTGCGGGGTATAGGGCGGGTTTCTGAAACTCCCCGGCATACCTATTCCCCTCCTTTGTTTAAGACGCACTCACAGTTACGGTAGCAGTATTAGATTTACCGGTATTAAATACACTGGTTGCTTTTACAGTAATCGTTGTTGCGCTTTCATCCTGTGCAATGTAAAGCCGCCCCTGCCCGTCAATGCGGGTGTTGGCGCTCTGCTGGCCCGAAATACTCCAAGTTACCCCAGTAGACGCAAAACCGGCATTAGTTACCGTGGCGGTAAACTGGGTGCTTGTGCCTTTACCCATGGTCAGGGCAGAGGGAGTAACAGCCACAGCAGAAACGGCGGGTGTTTCATCCGTGAAAATGACGGCATTTGCAAATGGGGAAGTGCTAAAAGTTTTCCACTGATGAAGCCAGTAATTCCAGTAAAGGCCCTCGCCGTTATACTGCTCGGTCATATTCTGGAAGTTGTCGAAAATCATAAAGAAATCTCGGTCAACACAAACACAAGGCACATCCGCAAAAAGGGAAGTAGTCAATGCCGTGTACTGATTTCCCAGCAGTTCCTGCAACCGTGCAGTTTCACTTGTGGTAAAAGCAAACTGGTCAATGATAACAGTATGCCCCATAAGGGTAACTTTATCAATGTTAAAGGCACGGGCCATGGTTTCCACGTCAACAATACTAGAGAAATCAGCCGTCATAATGAAATACTGGTCACCTTTAGGGGTGTGGTTATAAACCCCCGCCTGGTTATAATCAGCGCTCAAAAACTGCAACTTTTCAGAGGTAGCTTTCAGAGTGGTAACTACACTGTTTGAATTGGCGGCGGTAGGCTGTGCAATGGTCACGGGGTGGAAAGCGCCGTGTTCCATGGCATAGCACAGCATATATTTCATTACAAGGTATTCATCATAGTTAGCGGACGTGTAAAGGGCTTCCGTAATCTTCCCGATTAAATCGGAAATACCCTCAAAGGACAAAAACGCCTGGCGCAACTGGTCATTGCTAACCGTAGTCTTGTAAAATTTCTGATAGTTCATAGTATGGAAAGCACTGCGAACATCGGGAATTTTACGCTTGAAAACCTCATTTTCTGCGGTTTCCGGGTCAAAGTCCTGGGCCTGTACAATATTCACAAACAGTTCTTCGATGGTTTCACCGTATTCGAGTAAACCACGCTTAAACCCTGCCCAGGGGTTACTATACATCTTGGAGTTAATAATAACTCGTCCAATACGGTTTACCAAGGCAGAAAGGAAAGCATTTGCCAAAGGCTGGAATGTGGTGATAACGTCACCAATCTGGCGCAGAGTTCCCAGGGCCATTTCACGGGTTGCAACAGTACCATCAGAAAGTACCTGCCCTTCGTTAATGGCGGCGGGCACCTGGTCGGCAAACGTGCCGCCTACCTCGCTTCGGATGCTGTTTACAACATCTGCGGCGCTTGCGGTCAAATTTTTCTTCTCAGGAATACTAGGCATTATTTTTACCTCCTTTAAATAAGTTTAGGAAAACAACTCATCAATGGTTTTCCCTTCATCATCGTTTTTAATGTCCTCGTTCTGGTCGGCTTTTACCTGCTCCGGGGTGGTTTCCCCGTTGGTATCGCTTTCGCCGTTGTCACCCTCGCCGCCCGTAAAGAACCGGCTAATATAACGGGATTTCAATTCGTTATACTTCCCCTCCCAATCCTCGCCTGGGGCCGGGTCGGGCGTTACGGGTGGGAGGGCGGTAAAATCAAACTCGTCCGCTTCATCGTCCCATGGTTCCCCGTAACCGTGAAGAATCCCATCTCTTTCGCTGATATTGTCGCGCAGTACGGCAAGGCTTTCTTCCATATCCTCGCCAAATCCTGCTTTGTCCCAAATATCAGCTAAAATCGCATTAAGGGCTTTTCCTGTTTTCATACGGCTTTCACCTCCTATTTTTATTGTATCATATTAGTGTAGAAAATGCAACCAGGGATTTCGCAAATAATAAATAAAATTACGGGACGATGGATAAGTTGGCGGCTCTGGTTCAGGGGGTTCTGGCCCTGGGCCTGGGCCGTAGGAAATCGGCAAATAAATAAAACCTTGTACATATGCACCAGGGTCTGCCCAGGATGGAACATACCCATTTTCCGGGTATAGTGTTTCTATCCAAAAATAGGTAGATTTCCAACCGGAGTTAGAGGTAACTATACTGCCGTCCTCGTTTATTTGTTCAACTACAGCAACATGGCCCCCATCGTCATAATAGGTGCAAATAATAGCACCTAATGCCGGTTCACTTCCTGGGTATGCTCCCGTTTCGTATACCCCCATTTCCTGGGCCGTGGGAAACCAAGAATTACCATCCCCCAATGGCAAATCAGGCGGTTCGCCTAACAGTTCATACCACCGGCCCCAACAATAAGCGGTACAGTTAGGCATACCATAACCAGATTGATAGAACGGGTTTTCTTCATACCACATGGGGTTGCCTTCTATTCCATCACTGTCTAAACGTGGCACATAAATTTGGGATGATGATAAAAAATTATACCAGTTTCTAGCGTTTTGTCTGCGCTCATCTTCTGCGGCTACACCGGCTCTTTCATAGTTATAAAGGAAACAGCTTGCTAAATACTCCGGGCTTTCATGGCTTGAAACAAATTCATTAAAAGTTTCTGGGTATTCATCTGTTGTAATCCATACAACTTCTATTTCCGGGTGTTGCCATTCTTCTTGTATTTTAGCACATTGCCCTTCACCGCTAGTTAGTTCATATCCATGAGAAGTTAACCAATTTGTAATACGTGTGCCCGGTGTCCATCCTACAAGTCCATAGCCCAAAACACTAGGCTGGGAGGGGTCTAGGTTCTGCCAAATACCGGGGTTTATAGTCGATTCCCTTTGCATATTCCCCAGCATACCCGCAACAGCGTTTAATGTCCATCCAAGGGGGCCGAAATAATTCCACACTAAACGGGCGTTATTTTCCATCTCCGATTGTGACAAATAGCGGTTCCCGTAAATCCATTCTAGTTGTACACCGCCACCGGCTAGGGCGTTCCAATCCTCTACAGTGCCATTAAAATAATCAAGGTCTATGGGGGTATCCGTGTATTGCCACACAGACCAAGTGTTCCAGTTACTAAAACTAGGTTCCTCAACTCCCCAATGCGCAACCCATAGACCAAAACCGGCATTTGCAATAGGGGCATATTTGCTTTGCGTTGCTTGGTTAGCCTGAATATATAATAAAGCGTGTACTCCTGTCTTATCCAAAATATAATTTAAAAATTCCTCAATCCAGGAAATAGGGTAGGACAAGCTGTTTTGTTCCCAGTCTAACGCAATCACACATTGCCCAATATATGGTGAAATATATTGCAACATACTGGCGGCTTCTTGTGCGCCTGTATTGCCTAAATCTGGCCTTGCGTAATGGTAAAAACCGAAAGGCGTGTTGGTAGATAAAGCGCTTTGCACGTGCCTTTCCATTCCCTCATCTTGATAGTTTATACCTTCACTAGATTTTATAATTACAAAATCATATCCAGAAAAATCCATTGTGGCCTGGAAAGTCGAAACGTCACACCCATGTAACGCCATTGCTATACCCCCTTTAATGTAGTATAAAATAAGGGTAAAGGCGTTTCACGTGAAACGTCTTATCCCTTTACCGTTTATCTGTAATCATCCTGTTATAGTTGTACACCGTCTGGGCTACTTCCTGCCGGGTAATCAGGTCAGCAGGACGGAATTTATTCGGGTTCCCTTCCTCGTCCCCGTTCATCACGCCGTTAGCCATACACCAGGAAATAGCCATATATGCCCAGTCTGCCGCCGGTGCATTTTCCAATTTAGAAAAATAGTTTTTAATTGCATTATCTGCTTCCTCTTTTGCAATTTTGCGCACGGTTGCTTCATCCATGTCTTTTTCCTCCAATCCGCAGTATTTTTTCCATTGTGCTGTACCACCATTGAAATAGTCCAGGTCAAGGGGGCTACCCTGATATTGCCAAATAGCCCAGTTTTTCCAGTTACTATAAGTTGGCTGTTCCACTCCCCAGTGTGCAACCCACAAGCCAAAATCAGCATTAGCAATAGGGGCATACTTGGATAGTTTCGCCTGGCTTGCCTGGATATAAAGCAACGGCTTAACACCCGTTTGTTTATACACATATTCAAGCCATTTCAAGGCCCAGTCCGGGGAATAGCTGAGGGCCGTTCCCTCCCAGTCAAGAGCCATTACACAGTGCCCAACTTGCCCGGAAATAAAAGACAAGAAACTTTTCGCTTCTTGCTCTGGGCTGTTCCCGAGTTCTGGCCTTGCATAATGGTAAAACCCATAATTTTTAGTATCCTGTGGTGTGGGGTCGGTCGTTCCAAAAAGCCCAGTTAAATGCCTGTCAAGTCCTGGGTCTTTCCAGTTATTGCCCTCGCTTGCCTTTATCAAAACAAAATCATAGGTGTTATAATCTACTCTGTTTTGATAGCTAGAAATATCTACACCATTAAGCACTGTTCCGCACCTCGCTTTCTGCATCCAATTTAGCAATTAACTTTCCAATAACAATAGTGTTATTGTTAATCGCTGTAATAACCTGGTTCATTTCCTGCTTATGCGCTTCTCTTTCTTGTGCAATTTCTTCCCGGTTTTTATCCGTAATGTATTTTACATACCAAGCCATTAGACCACACATAACAATAGGGAAGCCCACACTCTGAATTAAAGCAATAATTGCATTTGCGTCCACGGTGCTCACCTCCCTTCTCTCCTTTCTCTTTTGCTATCTTTATTCTATACTATTATTAAATCCTTGTCAACCTTTTATTGTGAAGGTGGTTTCCTTTAGCACTGTCCCGCCAGCTACTACACTAGCCAGAAGTTTTCCTTGAAATTCTGAGCCGGGTACAAAATTTTCCCAGGTTACATATTTATGACAGCTAGAGGGCATCCCGGCGCACGTAACTTTCATAGGCGCATAATAAAGCCGCTCCTTAAATGTTTCATGTGAAACGTGATATTTTACTTTTGGCCTTGGATTTGTAGTAAAATGGGGGAGAGGTTCTTTTATATATTCAATATAACTTTTAGCCCTTAAAAATCTAGCCCTTTTAAAATGGCTTTCGACTTTCCAGGCTCCTAACCTATAATCATCTATATCTATTCCTTTGGGCATTTCTTCGCCAATTAAGTGTAAGCTGTCTGTATCTGCATATATAAATCTTTTATAATTCTTTTGTGCGTTGCGTATAACATCCGCTCTTGCATATGCTGTTATAAACGCCGCAACGGGCAAATATAACGGCTTTCTTTCCTCGATTTCTCCTAGCTTATATTTCACTAAATTTGATTCTTCATCAAAATAAGGTATTTTACTTTGGCACTCTGGTGTTGTAGCAAATTTCCCATATAACGCATTAAGCATTAGTTTTGCAAGCGTTCTCATACCTTTATTCCCTGTTCTTGTGGATTCCTCTTTTACTTTATACCATTTATCTACATATTCATCAAATAGCCCAACTTTAGCGGAGAATTTCCAGCCACTAATATATTCTATTGATAACACGTCATAATGTTCTAAAAATAATTCAAGGTCAACACTAGTTAAACACAGAGAAATCTCATCCCCATTAGATGAAGTTACATATTCAGTAGGCAAAAAACCAAAACGCCCCCCTTTTATTTGCAATGTCGGTAAATGATTCTTTTTTAATCCAAAATTTGCAACAAACATTTGAATATATAGCGGGTATAAATCATCTTGCATATATTTTCCCTCATAAAATATACCCTCTCCAAACGGCAATTTTTCAAAACGCATTACAGAGGGGTACATAGAATTTTTATCTAGTACAATTCCCTCTTTTATATTCTTGCCCTGGTATAATGGGTTACAATAGGTAAAGCCTCCCTTATAAGCTTGCCTTATATCTTTATCATACTTTGGCGGGGGAAAAATTTTTTCAAATTTCCGTGGTAATGTCTGCTTAAAATCATATAGCGCATTTGAGCCTTGTGTAATTCTGGTTAAATTCTGGCTAAATAAAACCTTTAATGCATCTGATACTATTTTACAATCACGATAAATGTAGTTCTGTTCCTCTTTTGTTATCTCCCAGCCAATAGGGCGGGGGTAACTATAATCAATTTCACCTTTTTCTACTTCTAGTCCGAAACTTTTTGCAATAACCGCAACCTTAAACGGTATAATTTTAAGGCTGTCATAAATTGTAGTTCTCTGGCCCGCTCTGAAACTTATTTCAATGCTATAAAATTGGTTCATATCTGATATTAAAGTATTAAACTCGCCTGGGTTCAACTTCTTTCTATTAGTTGTGTGCTTGAAATTGTGTCTAAATAACCAGTCAATTATAAAAGAACCGTCAAATTTTAAATTGTGAAAATAAAAAACTGCGTTACCCATGGTATTAGCAAAATTCAAGAAAAATTCTATATCATTGCCTAGATAAAATTCTTCATTTTCCATGGAATAAATGCCAGCGGCCCACACTCTGCAATCTTCTTCTTGCGTTGTGGTTTCAAAATCCGCTACATATTTAAGCAGTTTTTTACCCATTGTCTTTTAAATACTCCCATTTATCTAACATATATTCAACACGTTCATTTGGGGAAAGGTCAAGCCTATATACAAACTCCATACCTAATACAGGGTCTGCGCTCATACCCTCCATTAGTTCATCTACCGTTAAGCTGTTGACAAGTTTTCTTAATTCCTTATAGTTTGTTGCGGCGTTTAGTTCCCTAGCCATTGCCTTTAAATAATTCTGTTTTAATGCGGCGTTCATGTTTTCCCGGTAATTTACATTTGCTTGTTTCTGTGCGCTTTTCCAATATTTAAGGTAATTTTCCCGCCCTCCCGTATAAGTTGCTGTAAAATCCGTGCGGGGCGCTTGATTATTTGCTTCCACAGTGCCCATAGTTCCACGAGTTGTGGAAGGATTTAGCTTCTTTAATGCCCTTGCCCTGTCTGCGTTTATGCGCCTGTTAGCATAGATAGCTTCCTTTCGTTCCCATTGCGTAATACGCAACCCATAATTATTTTTATAGGGGCGTTCCGCACCTGGTTTTAAATAACGTCCATAAACTCCCATAACTCGATTATATTCGGCCCTGCTAGAAATTGTTTTCTTCAATTCCCCATAGGTGATTTTAGGGGGCTGTGGCGTTACTGGGCTTTCAAATTCACGGCGTTTTCTATTGAAATCTTTTACTAATTGTTTTAGTTTGTCTGCGTCCTTTTGCGTCCATGTCTTAAATGGTAATTTAGCCATTTATTACACCTCCATAAAGACAAGAAAGGGGAAGGGGTTTAGCCCCTCCCCCGTTCTTGGGAATATATGCTAGATTCTTTTAATCGTGATTGAGATTGCCCCCAAAGTCTACAGCATCCAAAGAAAGCATTTTTCTTTCTTTAATGGTGCGCTGGATTACTTTAACCTTTACAGGGGCTTTCCAGGTTTCGGGAGTGCCAATAATAGCACAAAGGTTTTTAAGGCTATTATACACACCCTTGGAAATGGTGACATAGGTAGTACCATCATCAGAAATAAGGACGATACGGGGGCAAATCTGAACTTCCCCGGTTTCCTGATTAGGCAACTCTACAGGCTGAATAAAAATGTGACGAATAGTAACAATCTCGTTAATATGGTCACCAAGGCTTTCATCAGGGTTATTCATAGCCTTATAGAGCAACAAGGCAGTATCCTCAGATTCTGCCAAAAGGGAGGTATAAGGCGCTCCGCTTTCGTTTGCAGTTACGTTGTACAAAGTCAGAGCGTTTTCCATTGTTGATTTCTCCTTTCTTATTCAGCGGTTTTTTCAAAAACAGCATACTGGGCAATAATCTCATCGGGAATATTTGCCACGGCATGGGTTTTGCTCTGCTTAATGACGGTAAAACCTGGGTTTTCCTTGACTACCTTTGCAGGGGAGAGGTGGCCCACATTTGTTACAGTGTGTACTTCCTCCACGTTTGTGCCATTCAGCTTTCCAATAATAGAGTTGGTCACAGGGATTTTCACTTTCATTTTCTGATACTCCTTTATTTAATTTTTCTGAAACGATACTGAATCCAGCTTTCTACACTGTCCGTCTGCTGTTCCTGTTCCGTTTCAACGTAATCATTATACAGCTTTTCAGGGAGATTGTCAAGCCCTTTTTCAAAATTTTTGAAATGATTTACTATCAAGTTATCTTTCTCAGGTTGCAATATGTCAAGCACACTACACCCCAAAGCATCCGCTATTTTGCACAGCTTGCGCAACTTCGCACCATTGATATTATTTGCTCCCTGTTCATAATTCTGCAAAACACGTAACGACACACCCGCCCGGTCGGCAAGTTCTGCCTGGGTGTATCCTCTAAAAATGCGAATCTTTGCTAAATTTGAAACCAAGTACGGCACCTCCTTTCCCCTATATTATACACCTTTTCCTGGGTCTTGACAACCCCCCGCTTTTTATCGTATAATAAAGGAAAGGCAAGGATTCCGAAACTTTCGGGTAGTGTTCGGCTTTACTGGGGCGTCAAGGGTTGATTCCCTCCCAGGGGCTACGCCGTGACGGGCGCAACACCCCAACGGGATTCTTGCCTATACTTTTATAGGGGTGTATAAATTGTACTGGGATATAAATAAAATATTGCCATATCAACGCAACTTCAATTTAATAAACGGCGAAAGAAGTATAGGCAAAACTTATACTACCCAGAAATGGGTGGTTAATAGATGTATAAAGAATCACCAGCAATTCATTTATATCGTAAGAACACAGGAAGAAAAGAAAAATGGAGTTTTTGCCCTGGGTTTTGAAAAAGTGTTGCTTAACGAATTTCCCGATTATTCTTTTAAGTTTTCCACTGAAACTTGTTCTTGTGAAGGTGAAACAATAGGGCATTGCATTGCATTAAGTGAATCACATAAAATTAAAAAGAGAAGTTTCCCGCTAGTATACTATATTATATTTGATGAATATATGCTAGAATCTGGGAGCCGTTCCCAGTATGTTAGCGGTTGGGATGAGCCAGACTTATTTTTAAGCATTTATCATACTGTTGATAGGGAGGAAGATAGGGTGAAATGCTTTCTTTTAGGTAACAATACCAGCTTTTACAACCCGTATCATATGCACCCGGCTTTTAATGTGCAACCTGTGCATAAGGGCGAAATCTGGACAAGCGAGAATGTACTTTATCAATGGGCTGTAAGCGATAACGAATTAAAGAAGAAAAAACAAGGGTCTAAATTTCTGAATATGATTGAAGGGACAAAATACGGGAAGTTTGCTAAAGAGGGTGATTATATTGAAGATAATACTGCTTTCCTGGGCAAACATAGCGGAAATAGTATTTATATTATGACGCTAGAAACTAATGGAATGAGTTTTGGTGTATATAATGATGTTAAACAGGGAGTTGTAGTTATATCTGACCATGTAGACCCGAGTTGCCCGTTTAGGTATGCTATTACATTGGATGACCACACAGAAAATACTATGCTAACAAAAATGAAAGATTCTCATATACTTTGGTTAAGCAAGGCTTTTAAAATCGGGTGTGTTAGATTTGAGAGCATGGCAATTAAGAAGTTGACGGAAGAAGCT